ATACTTTTTAATATAATGTTACATTTTTAACAAAATATTTTTTCTATAAACTAAAAAACCCCTACCGAAGTAAGGGTTCTCGTTAACAATTAACTCATCAAATTATGAAATAAGCAGTACAAATATACTATTTTAATTTCTTTGAAATGTATCTACCTAAAATTTTTCCTACAAAATTCAATATCGGTTTCTCTGCATCAACTTTCACCTTGACTTGGTCTTCCGTTTTTGTAACTTCGATGTCTAAATTTTTAGTGTCTAACTTTACTTCGTTAATAGTTTCGTCTTTGTGAATTTCTAAAGATGCATCATTCACCTGAATTTCAACATCTACCTTTTTTTTCTTTGCCATTTTATTTTTCGTTTGTTGTTATTACTCCTTTAGCTGCTAAATGTACTTTACGCACGTTTGCGGGTTGCGCTATTTTCCATTCAGTCCTACGTGCTTTATATAATCTACTCTTTGCAATGCGTGAAACACTAACCGCATTACCTTGATTGCCACCCAAAACGTGAAAATGTGTCACGTCTTCACCAACATAGATTCCTACGTGTCCACCCCCGTCTCTTTTAAAAGTCAATACATCGCCTAACATTGGTTCGGTTACACTTGTTCCCCAATTAGACCAGGACAATGCCCATAATGGTTTATCTATTACGTCAAGACCTGCCATTTTACAGCAGTAAGCTACAAAAAGACCACACCAAGGAATCTCATCAGCATTATAAACACTTGAAAGTTTTAATTCTTTAGCCCAAAACATAATAGTTGGGTTGTGTTCTTTGCCTACAATTTCTTTAGTTCCTATTAGCTTAACCGCCTGAACTAATATTCTTGGTGATTTCTCTTCTTTTAGCCAATCGTAATTCATAAGCTATCGTTTAGTTCGTCTTTTGGTATTACAGCGTATTTACTCGTATCGTTTACATCTCGATGAACTGCGGAACTATTGCCTTTTCCGTAGCAGTCGTAAAGACGGTGTTTTAATTCCTGAACTTCGCTGTGTGTGTACCATAACCATAATGCAAGAACTCCCGTTGCGCCTTGCTTTTTAATGACTTCTAAAAGTTGGGTTAAATTAATCATTATAAAACTAAAATTTGTGTGTTATATCCATTACCATTTTCATAATTACAAGTTCCGTGACAGCATCCAGTACATCCGTGACATTCAATCATTGGTCTTAAATCAGTATCGCGGTTAGTTTCTGAAATAAATTCAGGAAAAAGATTCTTATTTTTGATTAGGTATTTAATTAATCGTTGTTCAAAGAAGGCAGCCTTTTGTGCGTAGTGTTCCATTCCAAAAGCAACTTCATTACGACTTACGGAACTTGAAAAATCCCCATTTTGTAATTGTAAACCTTTGTTCTTTAGTTGGTATGTCAAACCGAAAACAGCATCTTCAGCACTTCTCCAGGCCACAATAGGTTGAATAAATTTGATTAGCGTTTCTTCATCCGGGTTAGCAGTTTGTGTGTTATATACATTCAGCATATAATTAAAGAAAGTAGTTCCTAAGATTGGCATTACCCTTAATTGCGCTTGTGTAGCTATATATGGAGTCACGTCCGTAACGTCTACGTTTGCCGTTATAGGTGTGTTCGTCTTTAGGTAGTTTTCTGTTATAAAGTAAAGCATTATGCAGGAGTTTCAGATTTAACAACAGGTGGTAAACTTGCCAAAGAACGAATTTCATCCGCAGTCATATTTTCTAACACCTTTGCAAGTAATTCAGGATTCAAAGAACTTAAACGTGTAGCTAATTTAGACGCTTCTTCGTCAACTTCAACAATCGTTTCGTTAATGATTTGAAAGTTATTAATAACTAACTCGCCTTTAACCTTTGCGATGTGTAGCAATTCGTTAAATATATCTTGTACGATTTCACGCAATGGTTTAACTACGTTTTTCTCAAAGATTACATATGCTTGTTTGATATCCGAACCCGAACCCAAAGCACCCGTAGTTCGAACTCCCATTAATATAGGGTCAATTGTATGAGCAAAACATATTTGTTCCGTGTTTAACGCTGATGCCTCTTGAAATAGTTTGTCGTTTGAATTTGTAGGTAAACTTTCAATCTTTGGCATTTGCTCGGGTGAGTTAGCAAAGAATGCAACGGCTTTACCTGCGTTTTCTGCGCCTTTTAATTTATCAATCGTTCTTCGTAGCACGTTCTTTTCTTCTTCGCTTTGTGGTCGCTTAGGGAACATCATAGCAAATGAAGGGAAAACAGCGTTTTGAATGTTTGATTTAGCTAAATAACTTAGTTCACCACTTAAAAAAGCAAAGTTTAACGCACTTGAATACTGCGGAAGGGGGTAATAATCTTGACCAATACACGGCAACTCGTAAATATATAGTTGTTCGTAGTCTTTATTTAGTGGGTGATAAGGTGTAATTTCAAAAACATCTATTCTCGAAGCCCAATCTTCGCATATAAAGTAGGTTTTCCCGTCTTTAGAACGTCTTAATTTTTCTGGCGATAGGTTTTCTACTTTCGTTAACTTTCCTTTATCTGAAAAGCATAATTTAAAGTATATTCGATTATGAATAATTAACTGCTTTGTTACAATCGGAGCAATCTTTTTTAGCTTAATCTTTTTTTCAAAAGCATATAACTCTAATTTTTCTTCGTTCGTAAGCTTTTCCGTTTGAATTGTAAACCCACCACCGATTACTGCGTTCATTTTATAGTCTACAATTGCTCCGTGCAAAGGTGAACTATAATACATTTGGTTTAAGGTTTCAGGATAAAGATTATCTTGATTAAAAGGAATGTATCCAGCGACTTGATAGCGTCCATTTACATAAGGTAATGCGAGATTTGCACCGCCAATCTTATAAAAAGGTGTAGAAAAACTATGATAGCCCTCCACAACTTCAATACTCTTTTTTTCACTTTGTCTAAATATATCGTACCAAGCCATAATTAATCGTATATTGAATTTAAAATAGCACCCGAAACAACCATTCTACCTTCTTCGATTACATCGCCAGTAGTGTCTTCAATGGATGTTGGTGGGATAAGTGATTCATAAACAAAGTAAGAATATTGACCTTTAATTAATTCTACGTCTACAGGCTCATCTAATAAAAATTGGTTATACCTTTCGGGGTATGCTGAAATATCCGTTGTAGTGAATAAAATAGGTGTGCTTTCGGGATTCATTTCGTTTTGAAACACGAACAAATAATAAGGATTTGTAAGCGTACTTACCTCGCTTAGCGTTAACACTATATTATTTACTTCGTCTTTGTTTATGTATATCACAACTATATTAAGTTAGTTCGTCTTTTTGTTTAAAAAAAAAGCACCCCGAAGGATGCTAATTTTTGCTTGGAGAAAGCGACCAATTAAGGTGCTGGAGCAGTAATTACAGATGTAACTGCGCTTTCTAAAACCTCATATGACAAAAACTCGTTTTCCGCTGTTAGAATAATTTGGTATTTACTACCATCTGCGCGGGCTGTACCCGAACCTTCTGAAGAACCCGTTAATTGCAAATAAGGGAAATACCAATACTTTCCGTTAGCATCTTGAACAATAGCGTTCAAATATTGCTGTCCTGCTCCAAGAACTTTAATAGCTTGTGACTTAGATTGGTCACGTCTATGGAACATTAAAGTAATGGTTTGAGTGTAATAAGAAGAACCATTAACCAAATCGATGGCTGCTTCTTCAGTATAAGAACCCGTGTTTCTACGGATTTCAAATTCAGTATAAATGTTTGCGGGGTCTGTCAAGGCGATTGAATCAATTGTCCAAGTTAACGTAGAATCAAGCCCTATGCTTGAAATGTTATCTTGTTGGTTAATCCATACCTTGTAAATGCCCCCAGAATTGTTATCGCAACTCTTAACAATTCCTTCTAATGCTTCACACGACATAAGTATATATTTTTTTTTAGTTATTTAAATAGGGGGTTTTTACACCCCCGTTATTATTTATTTTTGATTAGTCAAAACAAGTTGACCAAACTGAAATTTGAGCAGGGTTTGTATAGTAGAAACCAGCTTTTACATTCGCGCGTGTACGGATATAAGGCTCTGCAACGGTATCAGTCAAGTTAACAGCTTTCAATGCTTTAGAATCGCCTTCAGCGTCGAATGCGTAAACTAAATCGTCTTTCAAAGAAGCTACGATTGTATTGTCAGGCATACCCTCACAAACTACAACTTTAATTCCTAAGTAAGTAGATTGAAGTGGAGCAGATACATATGTTAAAGTGTTCCCTGAAGCAGCAGCGAGTTCATAAGCAGCAGCTACGTTAGAAGAAACACGGATTCTTAAATCAGTTTTCTTGAAACGAACTGAAGCAGGAAGACCATTAACAACATCTTCTAATATTCCAAGAACGTTTGTAGAGTTAACAGCACCACCACCTGTAAATGCCAAGTTAGCAGCATCAGCACAAAGTTTTACTAAGTAACCATCACACAAAGCTAAAAGCGGGTTTTCGCTTCCTGTATCACCTTGCCATCTGATTAACTCGATATCCTCTTCGATTTGCTTAGCCATTTCACCCCAATAGTAGTTCATAAAAGAAGCTACCGTGAAATCACCATTAGAACCTTGAGTCATTTGTAAAGCTACAAAAGACTGCTCTAAATCGAATTGACAAATTTGAGCCATTGCAGAAAATGCACAAACGTCGATTTCGATAGCGTCTAAAGTATCAGTTGGTGCTTCGAAGTTACAAGTTGAAGCCTTAAGGATTGAACCAAAAGCAACATTTGCTAACTTAGTTTTTGATTTGATACCCGGCAAAGCGCGGTATGTATCAGCAACGTCAGCTGTTAAATAAGCTCTTGAATAGAACTCGTTAGGGTTAGGACAAAGCAATGCGTTGTTTTCGATGTCCAAGTCAAATTTTAATTTTCTTTCCATTTTTGTTTTTATTTGATTTTTAGTTATTACTTAATTTGTTTAATGCGCTGAATTTTTCGGCTATTGACATTTTTACTTCCGATTTCAATTCAACTTCCTCCTCCTCTTTTTCTGCTAACATTTCTTCCATTTGAGATTTTAAGTCAGCGATAATTTTAAGAAGGTTGTTTACTTGCTCTTCAAGTACTGGAGCAACGATAGCCAAAACAGCTTCAGCATCAGTCGCAACGTCAACAGCCATTTTTTCTTCTTTAACTTCTTCTTTAATTTCTTCTTTTACTTCTTCAAGTTCAGATGGCGCAGGTTGCTCATCAATAGGCTCAGTTTCAGTCGTAACATCTTCTTCAACTACCGTGTCTTCCATAGCCACTTCGCTTTCATTTGGAACGTCTTTAATCTCGATAATCTCACCGCCTTTTACAACGTAGATTTTACCTTCAATTAAATGTTCCCCGTCAGGTAACTTCATATTATTTAATTTTAAGTGATTACTTAATTTTAAACCTAAAAAACCTTCAATAGAAAAACCAACTTGGTCAGCTTTTACCAACTCAGAATAATAATCTTTGTCAGTTACTTGTGCTGTAATCATTAAAGTGCCTTTAGGAACTTCAATACCAAACGTGCTAAATGCTTTATCTTCTTTTGGGTTATCTACAATCCACGATTCAAGAATATAGGCAGGAACTTGTTGTGATTGATCGTGTTCTAAATTAAAGATGTCGCGGTTTTTTAAGTCCTGCATAAACTTAGCGTGTATTTGCTCGATAGTTTCAGCAGTAAATTGAACATAGTACTCACCAGTTTCATCGTCACGTCTATAAATCTCCATTGGAATCATAGCGGGAGCAGTCACTCGATATTTTAAATCGTCTGCAAATAACATTTTAACTTCTTGACTAAACGCCATACCTTTAACTTTAATAGCAGGGTTTGAAGTGAATGCGATTTGCTCGATTCCTAACTCTTCGCCGTCTGAATATTCAGGGTCAATCGTGATTTTGTAAATAGGTAAATCCTTTGTCATTCTCACTATATTAAATTATTTCTATATTTGTTCAAAAATTATAAATATGATTGAAGTATTAGGACGGCAAATAGCCAACAAGATGAATGAAATAACTATCGAAGAATTTGAAAAGATATCTAACATTCATAACGACAAAGAACTCGATAACATCGAAAAACAAATTAAAGTTTTTGAAGTCGTAGGAGTTGAAGAGGATGAATGGGATGATTTTAAATATTTCGTAGAAAAGACAAAAGAATTCAACACGGATAACTATGAACCTAAAGACCCAATTGGTGAAATAGAAATAGATGGATTCACTTACAAAGCTGAATTAAAGCTATCAGTAAAAGACACAAAGCTAATTGAAAAAATGATTGTTAAAGAAAACAAGCATTCCGTTTCAGACATAATGGCTTTAATGTTTAAACGTACCGACCTAAGCAATACGGAACACTACGATAACGCACATTTAAAACACAAATCAAAGTTATTTAGAACACAACCTGCTGAAATTGCAATCCCTTATTTAAATTATGTCACAACAACAATCTCTGAACACGCTAAAAAACAAGCTGCCGAAAGCGTGGAATCAAATAACGATTGAAACATTTATAGAACTTAAAACCCTGTCGGATGAAGATGGGGTTTTTAACTATCAAATAGACGTTCTTTGTACGTTGTTAGACTGCTATCCCGAAGATATTGAAGAACTTGCTATTGAAGAACTTGAAGAACTGCTATTATCCGTTAAATTTATACGGGATGAACCACCTAAAAACTATAAATCCGAACTTGACAAATATAAATTAAAGCCGTTTAACAAAATTACGTTAGGTGAATTCATAAGTTTAGAAGCATATTTCTCGGATAACTACATTTTAAAGCTACCTAATATCGTTGCGATTCTTTACAGGCGCGTTCGTGTTAATGAATGGGGTGATGAAACATTAGAACCCT